ATCTTCAAGGTTGTGATCGACAATGCACGTCTTGAATTCAAACTCCATGATCGCAACATTGACAACTTCCATGTACTGCCGGATCGTTTCTTGCGTGACATTCTGCCTGGTCGAAACATCTGCATACATACGAGAAGCGATATCACGTCGCTTCATCATTTCAGCCCAAGAAAGCTGGCGAAGCTCAACAAACCCGCCAGGGCATGACTTGAGTTCGTGGCGCTCGTTCTCGGTGCTAACAGTTGCCTTTGGCATAACTCTCTCCTTTGTGAGTGTCGGGGCTAGCATAATGCTAGCCCCCACTCGTTTACGTAATAGTCGCCGGTGATTTCACCACGATCTGATATGCGTTACCGGCTGTGATACCAACTGCACGTCCAGTAAAGCCTGCCATGATTAGATCACCCATACCGGAAAGACCGATATCGTAGGTGTCATAGCTGACTCTGTTGCCCTGAATCTGGATACCGCTTGATGCGGCTGCGAACGTAGCGCCACCATTGACGCTTTCCAGCTTGATAGCTCTCTGCGTGTTTGCCACGAAGTTGTCGTAGTCGGTTCTATTGAGGAAATCAAGCTCCGACTCAAACTCAGCCTCAGTGATACCGAAGCTGATATAGCTTGCAGAACGAACAGCAACGATTCTATTCTGTGCCTCTGCATTGTGATTAGCACGGAACGTGAATCCGTTGAAGCCCGTATCGACTGCACCGAACGTAGGTGTAGCCGCCGAAGCTGCAAGATACACGTTGTGCGCGGTTGCACCGAGAAGATCGGGGGCAGACCACGTGGGAGAAGGTGCAGACTGAACAGCCTCGGCAATACCGAGAACCGTCATCGTACAACGAAGAACGGCATCCGTAATCGTGTACTCAAAGTTGCCGACCACACACCCTGTATAACCAAAAACAATACCGTTACGAACAACAGTGATTGAAAGCGTCTTTGGAGTCGTAGCCCCTGCTGCGGTAGATGCAGAACCCGCACTTGAAGGGATAAACGTATAAATAGCCGGTGGCCCTGTAACTTTGCTCGGCGTATGTCGTGAAGCATACAACCAGTACGGATGGTTAGTCGGATCGACTTCCATTTCGATATCGCCCTCGACGTGGTAGTAACCCGACTTAACGTCGGAAACCATCGTCTGCTGACGAATCTGCTCTGAGTAGTATTTCTCCTCGCGGTAGACAAGGCTTTCACTCAGAATAGGAACGAAGATCGAGGGAGCCACGTAGGTTCCCATAGTAGTTTCAAAGGCGATACCTACCTTACCGCCACCACCTAGACCCGCTGGCATTAACTGTCACCCCCTTTGCTACCAGTCAACTTGATATATTCAGGAACGTCCTTATGACCGAATACCTGCTTGACGGTTAGTCCGCCAGAACGCGCAAAAATGGCACCTTCATCTTCTTCTGTAAGAGTAGTTGAACCACCATTCTTTACGAGAACACCGTCACAATCGAATTCCCAATCCTTTGGGAAATCCGGATGATTTACCTCTAGCTTATATGCCATTGATCCTCCTACCCGGCCTCATAGGGAACACGATTCTCGCCCATCCATGTTAGACGAGTTGTCACAACAGTTGCCACAGCACCGCTTACAAGTCTGTTTGTGATTCCTGGGAATTCTCCATCTATAAAGCCGAAGATGATATGACCGTCCAGTGTGTACTGGCTATGAACTAGTTTTCGCACGGCCGTTGCTAGCTCGATATCCTTGCGGGAACGTGCCGCTTGACCGATAGACATATCAGCATGGAAAATCCAGAAGTCGAGATGGAAGACCTTTCGGAATAACCCTGTAGCATGTTGTGTTGTAACCGTTCTGTCTGTCTGTATCAGTATTGCAGGATACTGTGGGATCAGGTCTTCTTCATGTTGAGCAATATAGCGTAGGCCCAGGGTCGCCTTGTTATCGTTAAACAAGTCGAATAGGAAATCATGCGGCTGAAGGATATCGTAGTAGTCTTGAGCCACAATTTATAGACCTGCCGCTGATCGTGGTAGAAAGAAACCTCCACCGCCGACTGCCCTAAATGAATGTCGAGTCTTTACACCACCGGGAGTAGGATACAAGCGAATGATATCATCGAACCATTCCCCAAATAGGCCATAGATGGTAGCAGCGGATTCATCCGAAAGCCCAAGAAATGCACGTTGGGGGAGAGAGTTCTTTCTATCCATAAGTCCTGATTCATGAGCTAGACCGTAGTGTGGAAGATTCCCTGTCTCATAGAAAACTGTATCATTAGTAATCAGTGTTGCACTTGTAGAAATGGCTGCACGAAACAGATCACCTGACTGCTTTAGAATACCCTCATTCGGATATGCCATCGCCGTAGGAGTATACGACTGTGACCAGTCCTCCCACTTCTTGCCCTGGGGATCAGTTTCAGTTTCAAACCTTCGCTGAATATCCGCACGTACAACCGAACCTGCCGCTGCTATAGGAACTACAGTATTCTCAAGCAGCGATGCTTGCATCATAAACGTGTTAGCATAGATAGTGG